CCCGTATCTCTTCAAACGTTTCTCGATAAGGCCACCTATACCAAGCTGAAGGTAGACATTCCACCTCGGCTCAATACAAATGGCCCTATCGATCAGCGCAGTCTTGGGTACAAAGGATAGCCGACTCGCTAGCACGATCTGCGCTTCGTGTGCTAGGTCCTGCCTGAAGTCCGACTCCTCGTTTCCGAAGATATCGTCGTACAGACGCGAACACGGCTCAGTTATGGCACCACGGCTTCGATACTTCTCATAAGGGCTTGCATTACGCTTACCCAGAGAGAGGTCTCCGCCGGGCCCGTGATGACACTTCTCTCGAAGGAGAGCCATATCGCCAGGCTTAATAGTCCCAAGAATCTCAGTAATTTTCCGCTTAACGAGGTGATAAACCTCCTCAACGGGATGGGACAGCGGTTTATTACCGCCCACCCACCGAGATCTGAAGAACTGGTTGACCTGCTGACATGACCGCTCCGCCGCGAGCCACTTCTCATACGCCGCCTTCTCCCGATCGATTCCGAGATCAAAATCCCGGAACGACGAGATAAGCGACGCAATTTGAAGATCCAGCTCGAATTCTGCATAACGTCCACTCCAAGTGTAAAAGAAGGGGTCGACCTGGGTTTTAACCAAGCCGAGGTAGTCCCCGTCTAACCACCTAGAGTAGGCCGCGTTTGCAAACGGCGTCTTCGAGAGTAAGCAAAGCTTGCGAAAGACTTTGTCCAGCATGACCCTTCCCCTCACGGGTGAGGCTGCGCTGTACTTGTCCTTCGCGGCAGTGGCTGCACGCTTGGAGTTCATTCGTTCTCCAGGCGCTAGGCCGCCAACACGGGGCCGAACTGACCATCGAACATCAGGCCCCACGCCTTGGTAGCGACAGAGGCGTCGACAGAACAGTTATCCAGGGCAACCCGGATATTCTGCTCTATCGTACCGCTTTCTGGCGCCCACCAGGACGTGAAGGCACTGTTGTTCAAGAGGTGTTGTGCGCAGATTTGCCGAAGTGCTTGCAGAGTCTGAACATCATCGCGCCCCGAAGGGAACGAGATGACCAGATCCACAAAAACAACTGGGCTGCTAATGCTGAAACTCCCCGTACCTTGCGTTTGACGCGCGCGGCACGAGAAGGTTAGCGTAGCTGCTCCAATTGTGAGCACAGGGTAGGCTGCGACCTCAGGGTTTGGAACCATGATTGCACCTCTTAGGTTAGTTCGGGGGATTAAAGTCCACGAAAGTTTCCGTCATCACCGCGTGACCCATGAGGTTCGCGACGAAGGCAC